GTGCCGGAAGGGGTCGTGTTGCTGGTCATCCGCGGCGTCAGATGCCCGGTATCGGACGGCGTCAGCGTTGTCGCTGTGTCATTGACCGGGTCGTAGGGACCGTCGAGGAATTCGAAATCCGTCAGAGCCCACGCCGTATGCGCGCTGCGCGTCAGCACCTTGGGCGGATGGTCCCGGTGAGTGATCCACATCTGGTCGGCTGATTGCACATAGGCGAGCTCGAACAGGTCCGCCTCGAGATAGGGCGAGGCGACCTCCACCGCGCCGACGCGCGCGCCATAGGCATGGACGCGGATGTACCGGTCGCCGAATTCGAGCGCATAGGCTTGATCGGCCGAGAAGATGAACGGGATCAGCCGCGTCGTCTTCGCGGAAATCTTCACCTCGCCGGCAAAATAGGTGCCGCCGCGCTTGCGGATGCCGCCATGCGGCAGGGTGATGAAGTTCTCGCATTTGGCCAGCGCCGCCCGATAGAAGTCGAGCGAGGCGCGTGCATGCAGGCGCGGCGAGATTTCGCCGCGGGTGAAGACGTCCTGGATCGGGTACAGCGTCGTCATCAGCGCGCAATCCTGTTATTGCCGGGCCTGCTGTCGCCGCGCTGGCTGGACCAGGACGCGGTGTAGAGCCGGCCGCCGCGCTGGACGGCGTTGGCGCTCAGCGCCGCCTCCAGCGCCCGGTCATAGGCAGAGCGGGCAATGTCGATCATGCCCGATTTGTGGGTCAGCGGATGTGCGACCTTGATGGCAAGCGCCGCCACCAGAACCTCGGTGAACAGCGCGTCCCAGTCATTGGGATCGGTGAGGTTGGCGACGTAACGGATGGTCAGCGGGCCGGACCGGTCGGAATAGATCAGCCCCGCCTCCTGGCGCCACGAAATCGGCGCGCCGTCCGGCTCGCCATTGTGGGTCAGCGGCAGCGGCCGCAGGCAGTCGGCCGGCAGTTCGAAGGCAAAGGTCAAGCCGCAATCGCTGCCGGTGTCCGCCCCGGCAACCGTGGCGCGCAGGATCGCGAACACCCAGGCGCATTTGGTGAGCTCTGCTTCCCGTGCGAGGTCGAAATGCAGGTTCAGCAAGCGCGCTGCCTTGACGTCCTGGTCGAGGCTGTCGATCGGTGCCTCGTCGAGCACGGCCAGCGCCATGTTGGCGATATCGAGCGGGGTGATGGCCATGGGTCAGCGCCTCGTCCATGTGGGTCGGGTCATGATTTTCTCCGGACATAAAAAAAGCCGCTGCGAAGCGGCTGGGGGTTTGGATGGCGATATTCAGAGATCGTGCTCTACGACCCCCTCCGATCTCCCTTCGTGGGGTTGAAGAGTGGTCCGCGTAGCGGACGGAATGCCAACTGCTTGGCTTTCCGAATGACGAAAGCCGGCAGGACGGAGGGGGAGCGAAGAAATATTGTCAGAACGAGGAATTACGGCGGCAGCGCACTATTTCCAAGTCTCACTCCGGACATGCTATCGACAAAACGCGCGAGATCTCCGGCATCTCACTGTTATTCGTCATTCCAACCCTTAAAATATCGGACGAAATCCACTAATCGAGCAATTCGAAAGATGGAACACCAGACACCTCCGGCTCTAGATAGCAATACATTTTCATGACTTACTGATCTCGGGAAAATCGAAATTTAAACTAGGTGCCGATCCATGCAAATTTTCCACTATGTCTTTATACTTATTGCCAACAACTTCCACAACTTCGAAATATTGAAATCCCATTAGCCTTCCAATGATTTTTTTGAGGACATCGAACTCTTCTTTGCTCCTTGATTCTCTTCTATCGAGCAAGAATTCATTCAAAGACTTAGAGACGTCGAGAATTAATTGTACAATAGCCTCTGCGTCATCTCTGCGGAGATTGTCTACCATTTAATTCGTCCTTCAATGCCCATAATTTTCCATACACCTGGCCATACAATAGTGAAATGGTGTTCCGTCGTACGTGCCGGTGGGCAGTGTGGCGTTGGTGCAAAAGTCGATACACAAATTCCTTGCGACTGACTTTGATATACCAGCTACCTCGACGGAAGGATAGATGTTCTCATTTTGTTTATAAATTACGGACGCGACTTGGGTCTGCTGGTTCTCCAACGCCTCAGAACGTTGCCCGCTCCCCGAATTCGGTTCGGACGCATCTGTTGATGCATCTAGTGTACCTGCTCCCGTGTCGGTCGCATGGTGCAGCAGTTCACGGATATCTAATGTGTTGGTCGGATCGGCCGAGAATGAATTTGGCAAGGGTTGGATGATCTCAAAATCCAACTGTTCTTGAGCAGCAATAGAACGGGCAATTGCGACTTGATAGGCAGCCGGCTCGTTGCCGTCCGGGCTCTTTGCCGCCCTCCACGCGGCGTCGACATTGGGGAAGACCTCGCGGACGTAGCCAGCAGGGTCCGCCCGCCTCATGTCCAGGGTCTTGAGCGCAGCGGCAGCCGTAACCCGATACCGTGTCTCCTCTTCGTTGGAGCTGACCGGCCCAGGCTCTGCATCGCGCAGCGCTGCGTGGATTGCCTGGTTGGGCATCGTCCGCATGCCAAAGGCTTGGCGGCCGACATCAATTTGTCGGCTGAAATCCTGGAAGCGCTTCCCGCCCTCCTCAGTGCCATAAACGGCGGTGAAGTCCGCGGGGCCAGGCACGCTGCCGGAATAGCTGCCCGTATTGGCGATTGCGTCCGGAGCGTTTTGCGAAGCGAGGGCGATGTTGGTGCGCGCCTCGATCAGTTGGGCCGTGGTCGCGGCATGTGCCTGGTTGATCAGCCGCTGAACATCATCTGGAGATAGGTCCGCGAGTCGGTCGGTTGCGGGCTTGATTGCCATTGGATCAGGCGCCGGAGCAATGTCCCCGAACGCCTGCGCCACTCGCTCGTCTGGCGTGAGCGTGCCAACGTGATCGCCTTTCGCGGCAGCTGCATTCGAGCTGCCCGAAACGTGGATCCAGGTGACCGGCTGAACGCCGGAGGCTTCGCTCCCCGAAGACTCTCCCGACGTCCCGACGCCAAACATCTCCAGCGCGCGTTTCGGATCCTTGGCGATCAACGCCTCGAAGTGTGTCTTGGCCGCAGTGCCGAACCAGTCCTTGACCTTCTGCTGTCTGATCCCGGGGTCGAGCCCCATCTTGTCGGTCAGGTCGAGTCCTTCTTGGCGGGCTGCTTCGAAGGTGACAGGATCGTCGGGATCGGCGTTGCCGATGGCGATGGCGGTGGTCTTGAGCGCCGTGTCGACCTGCGCCTGCTCGTAGTCCTTGCGCTGCTGGAGCTGCCGCACCGCCATGCGCCGCGCGCCAACCGCGCGCATCGCCTCCTTCTGCCTGGCGAAATTGATGCGCTGGCTCTCGGGCATGCCAGGCAAGGCACCATCGAACAGCGTGTCGAACAGGCCCGCTTCGACCACCCGGCCGTTGTACGGATCGACTTGGCCGTACATCGCCTCATGCAGGCCGCTGCCGTCGGCCGGGGCGTTGGCCGTCACCTCGTCTTCGGCTTGTGCGATCTGCGTGTCGAACCGCCGGCGCGCCAGTTCGGCGTCGAAGGCCTCCTGCTGGTCCTTCATCTGCTGGTAGCGCCCGGCGATAGCCGAGAACTGGTCGCCAAGACCCTGCATGGCGCCGCCGATCGGCGATCCCCCGGGATATTGCGGCGCGCTGCCGGTATCGAGCCGGCGCTGGGCGATGGAGAGGGGGATGATGTGTACCATGGCTGTTTCCTGCTCACGAAGCGCTGAGGGCTGAACCGCCGAGATCGCCGACCGCTTCGGCACCGTGCCGGCAATGGCGCTCGAGGCCGATGCCTTCGTCGGATCCGGATTTTGGAGAGGCCGCCCAACGAGTGTGTTGCCCACGCATTGATTCAGCGGGCCAATCCTGTGCCGACGACGGATTCCGGCTCTGTTTGTCATGCCAGGGTCGGGACAAGGCCGGCGTTGCGTTCAGAAAAAGAAGCGGGAGCTCGTCGCTCCCGCCCCTCGCCTCTGCGCGATCAGGCCTCGGTCGTCTTCAGCGCGATGAACGTCATGTTCTTGACGCTCGATGCCGTGCGGTCCCAGTTCGCCGCCAGCGCCAGCTCCGCATCGGTGGCGAATTCGCCGGCCGAGGAGGCGTCGAGGAAGCGGGTGCCGGGCACATGTGGGACGAAGTGCCGGCGGCCAACCATTTCGGTGACGCCGCCGCCATGGCCCTGGCGCGGCTTGCGGTCGAACTCCAGTGGGCCGCCTTCCGTGTTCACCGGAAGTTCGTTCCACAGGATCGCCTTGTCCTTGAACATGAAGGCGGTGTAGACGCCCGCCGTCACCGGGATATCGTCGTCGACGACGGCCCGCAGCCCCATATAGTAGGGGATCAGCGGTCCGCCCTGCTCGGAAGACGGCACATAGTCGATGAGGTCGGCGAGCTTCAGCGCCTTCATCTGCTTGGAGTGCATCCAGATCGTCTTGAACTTGTCCGCGCGGTCGCCCATCAGATAGGCGGCCTCGATGATGTCGGTGTCGACGATGGAGGCGCCGGTGGTGCGCACCAGATCGCCGCCGTCATTGGCGATGTTGTCGGCGACGACGCCTTTCAGGATGCCGAGCAGGGTCAGCTTGTTGGCGCGCTGCCAGTACTCGGTCTGCCGCTTGACGATCAGCTTTTGCGGATCGTCGCCCGCCAGGATCGAGGTCAGGTCCGGAACGCCCCACGCCTGGGCGCGGACATTGCGGGCGGCGACCTCGCGGCGCGAACCGATCTTCTTCATCTCGATGGAATCGGCCGGATCGTCATTGACCGGCTCGGACGGGTCGTTGCCGAGATCCTTCCAGCCAGGCATGTCGACCGAGCGTCCGCCCATCGACAGCTTTGACGAGATAGCCGGGTCGGAAAACAGGATTCCGGCCTGGTAGATTTCGAGCGACTGCACATGTTCCTCGAAAGCATATTGTGCATAGACGGATGGAACGATCGCGTCCGCGATACGGGTATAGGCGTCTGCCATTTTTCTCTTCCTTCAGGTTTGGGTTGGCGGCGGGTGCCCCTCGCCCAGCCTCCGCCTCGCTCGGCTGACCTCTCCCCGGGGGGAGAGGAGACTTGCGACGTCGGCGCGCCTCTTCTCCCCGGCGGGGAGAAGGTGGACGCGAAGCGGCCGGATGAGGGGGCGTTTCAGTGCGGCTGATCGATCGTCAGCGCGGGTTGTTGGGCATCCAGCGGTCGGGATTTTCTCCCGCCTCGCGAGCCAGCCGCCGGGCGCGGGCGGGGTCGCTTTTGACGAGGGCTGAAATGTCAGTCAGGTTGCGTTCGCCGGCGGCATTGCGCTTGAACGGATTGGCTCCGCTGAAAGAAGCACCGCCGTCGATCGTGTCTTCCCGGAACATCGCCTCGCCGATCGCCTGGAACGCCCTGGCGATCTGCGGATCGGTCAGCGCCCCGTCCGGCAGAAGGATGCCCTTCGCCTTGTAGGCATCGACCAGACCGAGCTTCTTCATCGCCCGGTTGGCGACCTCCAGTCTCTGGCGAAAGCCGTCGCTGTCGGTCGGTCCCCAGTCCCTGACAAGCTCGTCATGGGTGGCTTCCACCGAGCGGGCCAGCGCGATCTCCTGATGCTTGGCCTGCTCGGCCATGTAGCCGACGAACCTGTCGTGATAGGCCTGCGCGGTCCTCGGCGAGGCACCCGCCTCGACCGCCCAGGCCTTGGACGCCTGAGCGAGCTCGTCCGAATAGGCGAAGTTCTCCGGCAGCCCTTCCGGCCTGAGGTATTCGACCTTTTCGGACGAGGTGACCGGACGCATGGTCTCGGGCAGTCGGGCATGAAACCGCTCCCAGTCTTCCCGAGGCGCGTCCGGGGCGGGAACGCGCAGGCTCTCACCCTGCTGCCGCTCCAGTTCCGCATAGGATGTGAAAACCCGATCGAGGCTTTCAGGCTTGGTCCAGCCCTTGGTTTCAGCGAGCTTGCGGTTGCCTTCGGAAAGACCGTCAAACCAACTTTTGCCGCCAGGCGCGGCGGACCCGTTATCCGCGCCTGCCGGTGACTGTGCCGGGTTGCCCGCCGGCAGCGCACGCGCCGCCACGGACCCGGCGTCTGCCAGATCTGTCATGTGATGTTCCTTTGTTGAGAGTTAGAAATGGGCCGGCGGCAGGTATCTCCCCCCTCGAGGGGGAGATGGCCGGCAGGCCAGAGGGGGTCGCCGCGCGTAGAGCGCCGACTTCGTCTGTCTCGAAATAGGGAGTCGCGTCCGGTCGAACCGACCCCCTCTGTCGCCTTCGGCGACATCTCCCCCTCAAGGAGGGAGATTAGCGGCTAATTATCCCCCCAGTTTTCCCAAAGCAGCGTGATCGTGCCCGTCACGGCAATCGTCCCGTCGGCGTCGATATCCGTCCCGGTGGCGAACGCCAGGTTGAGATAGAGGTCGACCGGCGTCGTCGTGCCATCCAGCGTCGCGGCGGCGGCGATGTCGGCCGCCGAGGCGGTCGACAGCGCGGCGCCGACACCGTCGAGCGTGCGCGCGGTCGAGGCCAGCACGTTGACCATCGTCGAGGCCAGCGTCGCGCCCGATGCAGCCGCCGAACCCAGAGACCAGGTCAGCGCCGCATTGTCGTTGATGGTCGTCGCGCGGGTGCCGAGCACAGCGAACTGCAGCCGCGCCGTGCCGCCCTTGATGCGCACCTTGCCCTCAGTGAAGTCGAAGATCTTCTGGGCGGCATAGGCCAGCGCGTCGGTGACCGGCACCTGCATGCCGGCGAAGGTGAACACGGTGCGGTACGCTCCGCCCTGCCCTGTGGTGACGCCTTTCAGGCCGGGCCTGGGCGGGGCAAGGCCGGCCTCGCGGGCGGCGGCACGGGCAAGCGTCCGGGGAAGACCTCGGGTCATGGCATTTCTCCATTTTTCAGTGGCAATTCTGGCAGCTCGACCCATCAAGCCCCAGCGGGGCGAGCCGTCGAAGGCTGAATCATTTTGACAAGGAGCACCGCTAGCGCCTTGTTCGAAAGAGATGTTTTCGGCCGCCGGTCTATCAACGCCCGAGAAACCATGTCTTATATCGTGAGGCCTCGTGCCCCCGTTCCGCCGCAATGCGACCGCACGTGGCCAGCCATAGGGATTTCAGGCCTTCAAGGGAGACCGCATATGAACTTTCACAAAGCCATCGCCGCCGTGCTGATGACCGCAGCACTGGCAGGCTGCGCACAGACCGAAGGCCAGCAGCGGGCCGGAACCGGCGCGCTGATCGGCGGCGCCGGCGGCGCCCTCGTCGGCCAGGCCATCGGCGGCAACACCGAAAGCACGCTCATCGGCGCCGGCGCCGGCGCCCTGCTCGGCGCGGTCGTCGGCAGCTCCACCACGCCGCAACGCCGCGGCGAACAGATGTGCCGCTACCAGGACCGCCGCGGCAACATCTACACCGCGCCCTGCGACGACCGGTATTATAACGGCGATTATTGATCATTTGGACCTTCTCCCCGTTGAACGGGGAGAAGGTCCCGGCAGGGGGATGAGGGGCAGCGCGATGTTCTGAGATGCTGGTGCTACCCTTACATTCGGAGCAGTTCGACGCTATCGTTTAGCACTCACGAGGGGGCGACGATGCGAATTACTGTCCAGTGCACTATTTTCCATGTTGCAGTCCGGTGGTTCAAGCCAGCTAGGTGATGCGGCCGATAAAAGGGTGAACTGCAGGCAGGACAAAGGGCGCAATCACCGCAATTCCAATCAAACGTTCAACTTTTGAAATTCTCGTCCACGAACATCTCGGCAAATCTCTCGGGCGGGAGGGTCGTGCCGTTGACGCGAGCGATTTCGACATTCCTCACCCACATATCCCGGATTGCTGCCGGCATTCCCTCGGGCATGTGCATGGACTGGGCGACTGCGTCATGCCACCGTCCATCGCCACCAAACAGAGATTGCAGTTTGGGGGCCATTCTTTTCAAGCCCTCTTCCGACTCTTGAGAAAGTTCTCCGATCGCCCAGAGCACATAAACATCCAGCAGTCTAAGCAGCGGCTGCCCGTCATAACGTGGGTTAGTCGACATTTAATTTCTCACGCAGCATGGGTGGCATAATAAATAACGCGTTCGCAGATAGCGGAACGCTTGGCTTTTCTTTCTGCGATGCAACCAAAGCCTCGGTAATCTCGATCGCAAGGTTGATTTCGAGAAAGTATGCCAGGCCCTCTTTAGCTGCCTCGGCTGGTACCAACACCCCATCCTGCTGAGGCAAAACCATTGCGTCTGAATCCTCTGTCCAAGGCTCCGCCGCGTAGATTGTGGGCTCCGCTGCGTAGACCGGGTCCTCCTCGTCAAATTCCGACAACCGTCCAACGATATCCAGCAACTTCATTTTTTTCCCCATAGGGAAAATCCTCCTCGGCCATTCGGATGCAGTGTCTTCTGGAAGATAGTCCCTCCATCATGTTGAGATCTAGGGACGAGTTGCATCACACTGGGTTCGTCTGCGTGGTGCCAGCTGAAGCCGAGAGGTGCAGCGCGGGGGGCTAGCCCCGTCGGCGTTCGCTGAAGATTGAGACCCTGGTTCAGCAAATCCTGAGCGAAAGCAATTTCTCCTTCCATCGTTTGCAATAGGGATTCGTTTGCAGCTTGGACGTGTACTGGGCGCAACGAGCCAGGATACAAGCTCGGGTCCAATCGCATTTCATGCATCACACTATAGAACTGACCTGTGGGTGCCCGAATTGCTCCGGTGCCCGCTTCCGAGGCAAGCTCGGAACCGCTCTTGTTGGCAATGAGCCGTTCGGCACGCCCCGCCGCGATGGCACTCGTCGGGTCAACTGCCCGCGTGATCCCTTTCTCGGCGACAGCAGCTCGACCAGCACCGGGCCACGGTATCGACCAACCCAAAGCATCATATCCCTGATGCATCATCAGGTTCTCGACACGGTTTGACGGATCGTAGTAGGCACCCGTGAAATCGGGAGAGCTGAGCGTTGCCTGGGTATTGCCGTCGGCAGCCATGGTAACAACCTTGGCCGCGAATTCGGCTGCGCCTATCCCCGCATTGGCAACCGTCTTGCCAAGGGCTTTCAACTGCGATTCAACCACCGAACGTGTCGAAGGGGCTTTGTACCCGGACGCATCCGGAATGATCCAGCCCAGACCGGCATCGGCCAGTTGCCGGGCGACACTTGCTCGAGCGACGGGGCCGGACGTTCCCGCGAGCAGCCCGCTTACCCTCGCGTTTATCTCCTGCTGGTACGCACTCGGGCTGTCGTAATTATCTGAGAGATCACGAATAATGGCCCGCGGAACGGGCTGGGGGTTCTCAATACCCAATTGTTCCTGCCCGGCGACAGACATGGCTATCGCTTTGTCATAGGCGTCCTTGTCATAGCCGTTTGGATCCTCAAGCCCGCCACCGATCACAGCCTTCCAGGCCCCACCGACATTGGAAAACACTTCGCTGACATAGCCTCCGCCATCGGCTCGTCTGTGATTCATCACCAGCCCAACCGCCGCAGCGGTCGCCTCACGGCGCGTCTGGTCTTCCTGCGAACCATTCCGCCCGGAATCGGCATCGCGAAGGGCGGCATGAATTGCCTGGTTTGGCATGGTGCGCATGCCGAAAACCTGACGACCGACATCGGCTCGCCAGTCAAAGTCCCGGAAGTGCTGGTCGCCCTCATCGAGCCCATAGGCGATCCTAAAGGCGTCCCGGCCAGGCATCTTGCCGGAATAGGCGCCGGTGCTTGCGATGGCGTCCGGTGCGTTCTGCTCGGCGAGACCGATGTCGGTGCGAAGCTCAACCTGCTGAGCAGCATGAGCCACTTCAGCCTGTCGGGTCAGCGCTGCCTGTTCCGGTTGCGGAAGGTCGTCTCGGAAAGCCTGCGCCAGGATTTCATCCGGCGTCTGCCTGCCGACGCGGTCGCCTTTCCCGGAGACCGGCATCCCGACACCAAACATCTCCAGCGCGCGCTTCGGGTCCTTGGCGATCAACGCCTCGAACCGCACCTTGGCCGCGGTGCCGAACCAGTCCTTCACCTTCTGCTGCCTGATCCCTGGGTCGAGCCCCATCTTGTCGATTAGGTCGAGCCCGCCCTGGCGGGCCGCTTCGAAGGTGATGGTGTCGTCGGGGTTGGCATTGCCGATCGCGATGGCGCTGGTCTTGAGCGCCGTGTCGACCTCGGTCTGCTCGTAGTCCTGACGCTGCTGAAGCTGCCGCTGCGCCATGCGCCGCGCGCCAACCCCGCGCATCGCTTCCTTCTGCCTGGCGAAACCGGCGCGCTGGCTCTCCGGGATGCCAGGCAAGGCATCGTCGAACAGCGTGTCGAACAGGCCTGTCTTGACCACCCGGCCGTCGCGCGGATCGACCTGGCCATACATGGCCTCATGCAGGCCGGGGCCGTCGGGCGGCGCATTCGCCGCCACCTCATCTTCGGCTTGCGCGATCCGGCTGGTGAACCGGCGACGCGCAAGCTCGGCGTCGAACGCCTCCTGCTGGTCCTTCATCTGCTGGTAGCGCTCGGCGACAGCGGAAAACTGGTCGCCAAGACCCTGCATGGCGCCGCCGATCGGCGATCCCTGCGGGTATTGCACCGCATTGCCGATATCGAGCCGGCGCTGGGCAATGGAGAGAGGGATGATGCTGACCATTGGCTGTTTCCTGCCCAACTGGCTTTGAACAAAAGGGCGCGCGGCGCTGGCGATCACGGCGCGGCCGGGTCGCACGCTGGCTGTCGCGTTCGCGGGGTTCTGTCGGATCGACTTTTCTGGAAAATCCTGGAGCAGCGGTGCTGCCTGGGTGGGTCAGCCGACCAGAGGCGCCGGCGCCGAAACAGCCAATCTCCCCCCTCGTGGGGGAGATGTCCGGCAGGACAGAGGGGGGGCGCCGTAGAGCGCCTACCTCTGTCGTCGTCGAATTGCCCATACCTTTGCCGCCAAGCTTGAGCGGCCGCTTGTGATTTGATTGTCGTGCGATGAACGCGGCAAGGTCAGCGGGAAAGCGCCCCCCTCTGTCCTGCCGGACATCTCCCCCACGAGGGGGGAGATTGGCAGCTTCACCGACGGCGCCCTACCCCTCCGCCCGTGCCGCCTTCTCCAGCGCTGCAAGCTGCGCGTCATCGAGCGTCAGGAACCCCATGATGTGCTGCACCACCTCGGCGCGCGCATTGCTCAAGGCGCTGTGTAGCTCAAACCCGTTCGGCGTCCTGGTGCGCGCCATCCATTCGCCATAGGACGGACGCCGGTAATAACCGGTCGTCGCCGCGAGGTCGGCGAGCACCATCTCGCCGTCCTCGCCGGAAAACACCCGGAGATACGCCTTGGCCAGCGCGTCCCGCGCCCTGGCAGGACTGCCGGCCTGGCCGGAATAAGCGAAGCGTTTCCGGCTCATGCGCCGTTACCCGCCGGGCCGACGGGCTGACCGCTTTGACCACCGCTGCCCAGCATGTCTTCCAACCCGTCGAGCAAGCCGCTGTCGCGCGCCTGCACCGCCGCCGGAACCGCATCCCTGGCGGCCTTGCCGGCGGTGGCGATCGCCGCCATGCCGGCCTGCGCCTGGCTTGCCTTGGCGCGCGCATCGCGCAACTCGTCCACCTCCTCCTTGCGGCGAAAGATGCGCTGCGGGCTGCGGCCCGCGCTCTGCACGATCTTGATCGCCTCGTCGCTATCGATGTTGTCCATCACGCCTGGATCGAACTGCGCCATCTGCATGGCTGTCGTCACCACCTGGATGGTGTCGCGTGCCTCGGCCGAACGGCGCAGCACGTCGAGCGGGCCGGTGAAGGTCGGCCGCACCGCCTTGCCGGCCAGGCTTTCCGGCGGTACGAAGCGGCTGCCCTCGTCATAGAGCCCCTTGTCCTCCAGAATACCGAGCTCGCGATCGAGATTGCTGGCGAAACCGGCCTGGATGATCGAGCCGGACGGCCCGAGCAGCGCGCCCTTTTCCTCTTGCCTGATCAGCGCTTCGGTTGCCGTCATCTGCGGGTTCTGCACCAGCGTCTGGAACAGGTTGACAAACATCATGTCGCGGATCTCGTCGGCGCGGCTCTGCGCGTAGTTGAAGGCATAGGTCGGGTTCTGCCCGGTCGAGATCGGCGCGATCAGCGGCCTGCCATTGTCGTCGATCAGCCCGGGATAATTCTCGCCGGGGTTGAGCACCGGCACATAGTCGAGCCGGGCCTTCGAGGCGGTCGCCGGATCGGTGATCTGCTGCAGCGCGCGAAGCCCCGAGCGGCGCACCGCGTTCTCCTCGCGCACCGTCGTCAGCGCCTCGATAGCAGGCGAAATGCCATAGGGGTCGCCCTCGTAGCGGCGCCAGTTGAAGGTCGACACCGGAAACGTGCGGAACCCGCTTTCCCGCACGATCTCCTCCTCGTCCTCGATGACATGGTAGGAGGCGAAGGCCGTGTCGAGATACTGGTACTGGCCGCCCAGCCGATACATCTTGCGTTCGTCGCGCGGCTCGATGCACTGGATCAGCGAGATTTTCGTCTCGCATTTGGCCGGATCGTCGACCAGAACCTTGATGCGCACCGGCAGTCTGTCATAGCCGAGCAACTGCGCCGCCTGCCGCGCCGTGCGCTCGTAGCGGCGATGGAAAATGTCGACCTGACCCCAGCGGTTGCGGCTCAGATACCCTTCGACCACGGGGATCGAGGCATAGCGGATCAGCGTCGCGCCGAACCCTTCCTCGGCATAGAGATAGGCCGGGCCATAGCGCACGACATTGCGCAGGCAGGCTTGGGTCGCCGGCACGAAATTCGAATTGGCGGAGTAGCGCAGCGCAAACAGGAAATCGCGCAGGGCCTCCGCCCATTCCTTTTCCTCATCGGTCTCCTCGTCGTTCATGGCGGCGGTCGACAGGCCATGCCATTTTTCCGATTGCGGGATGATCAGGCTTTCCAGCCCCGCGGCCAGCCGGTTGGCGGCCGAGTTGATGGTGTTGGCATAGACACGGGCGCCGCGCCGCTCCTGCCGCTCGGCCTGCGAGTCCGGGCCGCCGGTCCGGCGCCCGCTCCAGATATCGGGCGCATCCGGATCGCAGAACTCCGCCACCTGCTCCCACACAGCCTCATATTGGCTGCGCTCGCTCTCGAGCTCGGACTGGCGGGACAGGATATTGCGGGCGCGGGTGTCGGTCATGGGGGGTCTCGCTGGGGTATGAGATGAGGTTGATAAGGGCGCGCGGCGCCGAAGTTGCCAATCTCCCCACCTGAGGGGGAGATGGCCGGCAGGCCAGAGGGGGGCGCCGTAGAGCGCCGACTTTTGCGTTAAGCTGCCTTTCCAGGGATGGACGCAAGTATCGGCTGCGTCGGCGGGCCAGCGCCCCCCTCTGCCCTGCCGGGCATCTCCCCCACACGGGAGGAG